GCCAATACGAAGTCTTCCCATGGCCAACCGACCATTCCGTCAAGGCATACATCAACACCAAAGCGCCCAAAGAAGTATTCGGTGGCAAAGTAAACCTCTCGACCTTTGCCGTTAAATGGCTCGGCGCCGCCGCCGCGTTCTTCGACTTCTCCAAAAGTAATCAAATGGGCGCCGCACTAACAGCCAAATATGGCGACCCGTCGCGAGTAGTGTGGAAACAGTACGAAGCAAATAAGAGCGATCTTGAAGTAGAAATGGCGCGAATCGTTGACCGCGTCGGAGAAGCTTTGAGCCGCGATCTAAGCGCAAGGTAACTCATGGCCGTCATTCTTCCAATCATCTCCGAATACGATCCCAAAGGCGCTAAGAAGGCGATCGCCCAATTTAAGCAACTAGAAGGCTTTGGAGCGAAAGCAAACTTTGCTATTAAGAAGGCCGCGATCCCAGCGGCCGCAGCGATGGCCGGCTTAGGCGTAGCCCTTGCAGGCGCAACCAAAGCGGCAATGGAAGACGCAGCCGAGCAAGCCAACCTTGCGCTTGTCATGGGCAACGTTACAGGCGCATCTAAAGAACAAGTTGCCGCACAAGAAGACGTCATCGCCGCCATGTCGAGAGCATCCGGCACAGCAGACAGCGAACTTCGTCCAGCCTTCCAAGCCTTACTTGTCGGAACCAAAGACATTACCGAAGCAAACAAAACGCTTGCGCTGGCTCAAGACATTGCACAAGGCTCAGGGCGTGACCTAGCCACCGTCTCCGATGCACTTGCTAAAGCGTACGGCGGCAACTTTAAGGCGCTCGGACAACTCTCCCCAGAGATCAAAGCAATGATCAAAGACGGAGCAACGCTTGACGACGTCATGAATGTCCTTGGCGGAACCTTTGGAGGAGCCACGGCCGCCGCCGCAGAAACCGCCGCAGGCCGCATGAAGATCCTTGGCAACTCAATTGACGAAACCAAAGAGTCAATCGGCGCCGCACTACTCCCAGCCGTAGAAGCCGTGCTTCCAATCGTTCAAAAGTTTGCGGACTGGGCGCAGGACAACCCGGGCGCCTTCTTAGCCATTGCCGGCACGATCGGCGCTATCGCCACGGCAATCATGGCCGTCAACTTTGCGATGGCGTTAAACCCGTTCTCACTTATCGCAGCGGGCATAGCCGTTCTAGTTGTCGGAATAGCGATCGCTTACAAGAAGTTTGAAGGTTTTCGCAACATTGTTAATAGCGTCATCAACTTTATTATTGGCGGCTTCGAGACTTTGGCTAACGCATGGATCAGAGCAATTAACGCGCTCATCAGGGCATACAACGCCATCCCATTCGTTGACAACGTTGGCACCATTGAACACATCTCTCTCGGACGTATTGGAGAAGTACAAGCCTCAGTAGGATCAGGCTTTGGTCGAGAAGGCGGCATCCCAGCAATGGCCGCAGGCGGAATCGTGACAGGGCCAACCTTGGCTCTCATTGGCGAGCGCGGCCCAGAAGCCGTCATCCCGTTAGATCGCATGCGCAACCAAAGCGGACAGAACATCACCGTCAACGTCACAGGCGGCATCTCTACATCGGCAGACATTGGCCGCGCAGTCGTCAACGCCATTAAAGCCATGAACCGTGTAGACGGCCCAGCACAAATACAAGTCGCGTAATGGCTACGTCAATCGTTGAATCAGGATCCTACGATCTCCTCATTGACACAGGCTTCTTAGTCAACGCATTTGTGCTAGACGACACCGACAAAGGCGTCCTCAATAACACCGAATACGTCTTAAACGGAACGACGCAGTATGCATCCGTGATCGAGGGCTCCACAAACATCACCGTCACACGCGGACGCCGCGACATCGGCGACCAATTTACAGCCGGCTCAATGAACTTCAATCTCCTAGACGGCTACGCAGGCGGAGTCTTTAACCCGTTTAACCAAGACAGCCCATTCTTTGACACCGCAAACGGTCAACCCGGACTAGCCCCAATGCGGAACGTCATCCTTACGCGCGAAGGCGAAGAACTCTTCAACGGTTACATCATCGACTACACCTACGACTTCAACCTTGGCGGCCTAGATGAAGTCAACGTCGCATGCGCCGACCGCTTCTATGTCCTCTCCCAGACCTACATGGACACATTCAACGTCTCCGAAGAACTCGCAAACGTGCGCGTAGAAGCCGTCCTAGACTTACCAGAAGTCAACGCATTCCAGTTGCCGGGTGAACGCAACATAGAAGCTTCTACGCTCACCCTCGGCGGCACAGGCGTCTACACAGTCCCCAACGGAACATCCGTGGCCGCGTATATGGCCAAGATCAACGAAGCAGTCCAAGGCAGAATCTTCGTCGCGCGAGACGGAACCTTCACATTCCAAGACCGCATCGGAACAACACTCTCCGCATCGGTAGCAGACTTCCACGACGACGGAACCCAAATACCCTTCGATCAAGTCGGGATCTCATTTGAGGCAAACCAAGTCGTCAACCGCGCATCGGTCAGCCTGCCTAGCGGCAGCCCAGAAGTCGCCGAAGACCTAGCCTCCCAAGCCACCTACTTCATTCAGACCACATCAATCTCCGACTGCCTATTAAACAACAGCACGGCCGCCCAAGACCTCGCCACCTACCTACTTGTAGCCGAACCCACACCGCGCTACACATCGGTATCCACGCCGTTCTCCACGCTTACAGACGCCCAGCGCGACATCGTGGCCGTCATCGAGATCGGCAACACGATCACGGTAGAGAAGTCCTTCGCGACCGGCTTAACCACCACTCAACTAGCCCAAGAGTTAGCCGTAGAAGGTATTCAACATCAGATCGACGTATCGTCTGGGCATCGAATCACGCTCTTCACAAGCCCCACCACGCTCGTTTTTGAATTAGTACTGGACGATCTAATTTACGGAATCACCGACTCCGACAACGTGCTCGGGTAAGGTACTGGTATGGGAGCAAACGCAGTTACTACAGTCCCCGTTTATACGGCAGGCGAAGTCCTGACAGCGGCAGACCTCAACATCACGAATAGCGGCATCCCCGTATTTGCGTCGACTGTTGAACGAGACGCAGCCTTCGGCGGCACAGGCGAAAAGACACTTGCCGAAGGCCAGTTTGCTTATCTTGAGACTGGCAACGTGACACAGTACTACGACGGCGCGGCTTGGCAGCCTGTCGGCGTTGCGCCGGGCTTCGTGTTTATTACTAGCGCAACGGCCAGTGCTGTCAATACGGTTTCGGTAAACAATTGTTTTACTAGCACATATGAAAACTATTTTATTACTTTTACAAAATCTGCTTCGGTAGGAACTGACGCGCAATTAACTTTAAGATTGCGGGCGGCTTCAACAGACAGCACAACTAATTACAAAAGCCAAAACTTGGCGATTTCTAATGCAACTGTTTCCGCAAATGCTGATCCTGCTGGTACTGATGAATGGCGAATAGGTTACACAAATGGCACCAATGTAAGCGAACTTTGTGTTTTTAGTATTTTTGCACCACAGACAACATCTACTACTCGGTATGTAGCAAACGCTTTTTTTGTAGAAAACGCTGGTTCGCCTAATAGTTATTTTTTGACGGGTACAAATAGTGCTTCCGCAAGTTATGACGGTTTTACAATTTTAACTGGCGGAACAAACATTAGCGGAACTATCCGCGTGTACGGATATGTAAACAGTTAGGGCGAATATGGCAGACATAATGGAATTAGACGCAATTACGGGCGAAGTAATAACCCGTGATTACACCGAAGCGGAAGCCGCGCAACGCGCCAAAGACTTAGCAAAATATGCAGACCAAGCCGCCTCGCTAGTCGAACGCGCCGCAGCACGGCAAGCAGTCCTAGACAAACTTGGACTTACAGCAGATGAAGCCGCCGCGTTACTGGGTTAAATATGCGGCCCTTGTTTTTATGGTTGCAGTAGTAGCGGCAGTCTTAAATGGATGCGCCAGCACACGAGTCAACATTGAGCCGAACAGATGCTTTACGAGGACGGCTTGCGATGTCGCCAGAGGATAAACACGCACGACTTATCCTTGTAGTCGGCGTAACTATGTCGATCAGTTTTGCCGCGATCGTGCTCGGCTTCGTTTACGGCCTACTATTTGTCAATCAGCCACTTGAGCAAGCACCTAACGACGCAGCCTTTATAGACTTGCTCTCGACCGTTGTCGTATTCTTGACCGGATCATTAGGCGGCCTACTGGCATCCAACGGAATGAAAAAAGCCAAACAGACAGGAGCAACAGATGAAACCCAGCGATAAAGCAATGATCTCCACCTACATCAACAGCGCCATTGCAGCGGCAGTAGCGCTCTACATGTCAGGCAACACCGACCCAAACGATCTGCTTGGTGCAGCCATTGCAGCAGTAGCACCGCTATTTATTGGTTACGTCAACCCAAAGAACAAGGCTTATGGCATCGGCAAAAACCCCGAAGCCTAAAGTCAAACCGCTTCCGATCGTCGGCGCTAGGCCGTACACGGGAAACACGGACGGCGCATCACCTAAGCGACGTGCCGGCATGGACGCCTTTATCAAAGAAGTCATCTGGCTCGCTCAAGGCGCTCTCTGGGATAACGGCTCGTATAGCGTAAGAAATATGCGCGGCAAAGAATCGCTCTCGGTACACGCGACAGGCCGCGCCGTCGATCTTTCTTATCGTCCGAGCGCAAGCAAAAAACTTGCTAACCGTAAGGACGCGCTAGAAGCAATTGAGAAGCTTTGCGCCAATGCGAACGATCTTGGAATAGAAATGATCATCGACTACTTCCCCCAGCCGTTTGGCCGCGCGTGGAAATGCGATCGTCAAGCGTGGAGCAAATACAGCAAGCCGACAGTCACGGGCGCACCCGGCGGAGACTGGTTCCACATCGAGATCACACCACAAGCGGCAGACTCCCCAATCTTTGTCAAAGCCGCATTCTTAAAGGCATTCGGGGAAATCCACCCCTACTAGGCAAGTCTTGGCTAAGGTCGGAATACCGACGAAAGGCCATTCTATGACCGATCCACAAATCTTCGACTATCTGGTGCTCAAGACAGTTCTTGACAACGGCCAAGAAGTCCTTGTGCAGATCTTTATGAACGGCGGATCCGAGGCGCAATACCTAGCCGGCCGTATGTCCTTCAGGACAGCCACGGGCGACTCATGGAGCCCACCCTACGAATTGGAGAAACAATGATTACAGCCCCACAAATCATCATCAGCGTCATCGGTAGCCTATGGGCGCTCACGGCGTTCCTAGGCGTTGCTAGGAGCCTCCCAGAGCCTTCTGGGATGCCACCCGTGGAAGTTGTCGTGCCGGCATCAGTCCCAATCACGACCACCACGATCACGACAATCGCCACGTGTGACGACGCGCTTCAACTGGCGCTCGATCTTGGCTTCCCAGCCGACCAACTGGCCACGCTTGAACTTGTGTTACATCGCGAGTCGCGTTGCCTAGCGCATGCATTTAACCCTGACGACCCGAACGGCGGCTCATACGGCATCAGCCAGATCAACGGCTTCTGGTGTTTGCCTAATTCTCAATGGCCGATCGGATGGCTCCAAGAAAAAGGCATCTTGGAAGAATGCTCCGACCTATTTAACGCCACGATCGCACTTCGTGCTACCCATGCCATATACCTAAACTCAGGCTGGAATCCTTGGAGGACTGCAAAGTGAACGAAACGCCCTATCCCGATAACGGCATCAGCGAAGAAATGCGAAAACAACTATTCGCATTCATTGACGAAATTATCACACCAAATCCACACGCCGATCTAATTCGACGTCTACGCGCAATCCGTAACGGAATGACATTAGAAGATCCGATGCCATTGCACGACATCACAACGATCGACAAAGCAATCCAAGCATTGGAGGCTCACTCATGACCGACCTATTCCACCCTTCGCTCCCATACAACGGACACTCAGGCCACGTTGCCGGCTCAGAAACATCAAAGGCGCGCGCAATCTCCGAAGACGCATCAGGCGTTACGGCGTCACGCCAAAAGCAAATACTGGAAGCGCTGCAAGGATGCAAAGTCGGCTACACATGGAAAGAACTAGCAGGCAAACTTGGGTTACATCACGGCCAGATCTCGGGCGCACTCTCAGCGCTGCACAAAGACGGCTGGGTGTTTGCATTAAAGCGCGAACGCAACGGCTCCCAGATCTACATGCACTACGGCTATCGAGACGAACACGGCGCCGCCACGCGACTTGACTTCCCAGCGGTCACGCGCTCAAGCGTCAAAAAGGCAGCAATAGACGATCTTGCTAAAGCCGTAGAAGTGTTCTTGGAGACGCGCACATTCCAGACAGAGGATCAACTTCGCGCCGCGTTCAACGTGTACAATTCGCTCACTCATACCGACTAAAGGACACCCGACATGGCATTCGATCTCAGCAACTACGAAACGGTAGAAGATCGCCTCATCCGATTCTGGGCAGATCACCCAGCAGGCCGCATTGCAACATCGCTAGTCGCTCAAGATGGTGACCAAGTGATCTTCCGCGCCGAAGTCTGGTTTATTGAGAATGACATTGCCCCAAAAGCGACAGGGTATGCAGAAGAAGTACGTGGCTCATCGCCAGTCAATAAGACCGCGCACATTGAGAATTGTGAGACATCAGCAATTGGCCGCGCATTGGCTAATGCCGGCTACGCGACACACGGTAAACGGCCGTCACGCGAAGAAATGTCTAAAGTGTCCCGGACGGGGAGTCCCTCAAAGGATGAGACCCACGCCTCCTCGTCTGGGCAATTCGCTACACCTAAACAGATCGGCTTCTTGAAAGCCCTAGCGCGAGGTAAGGAACTAAACGACCTCGATCTGCTGGAGTTTATCCATGCCACGCTCGGCGTCTCAGACGTCGTCCTAGAGACGCTTACAGGCGTTCAAGCCTCAACCGTGATCGATCGCCTTAAATGATCGCCAGCGACGCCTCAGATGAGTATGCAGGCCGCTTGAGGGATCAGCATTATCAGATCCAAGACCTGCTTATTAGCATCGACGAATTGAAGGCACAGATCACATTCCTGACGCTTGAACGCGACGTGCTCATCGAACAGGCGCGCATATGAACGAATCAGACTTCCAGAAGATCGTGATCAATTTGGCAAAGATGCACGGATGGCTAGTGCATCATCCGATGCCGGCTATGAACAAACGTGGCGTCTGGGCCACCCATGAACTAGGTGATCACGGCTTCCCCGACCTTGTGCTCGCACACCCTTCGGGCCGTGTTATATTCGCAGAACTTAAAAGCGATAAAGGCAAGATCTCACCGCTTCAATCACGATGGATTACAACGCTTCAACAAGGCGCCGTCGTATGGGTG